GGAGCCATGCGCAAAAGAAGAAAATTCCGATGCGCTTTAGCGAATCCCCACTCGAAGTCTATGACGTCGAGGAGTGGGATCCAATCATGGACCTGTCTGAAGACTTGTCCTATGATTATGACCTAGATCTCTCCGAACTGGAGGGATTTGGATCAGAAACTGGCCGAATACTCACGGAGTATGGAGCCAATAACGTCTTCGTACCTGAGTCAACACTCAGGGGAGAAGAAGTCGGGGATGACAGGTGCGACCGCACCCGTGATCCCCGTAAGGCAGCCACTGCACTGGTAGTGCAGGAGGCTGTTCTCGAGATGAAGACGTCGCAAAGCGACACCTTTATCTCAAAACTATACTTTAACTTCTGTGAAGTTACAAGTCTAGTTCCATCTGCAAAAGATCAATCATTTGATCAATGCAGAAAGGTCGGTGATTTCCGAAATCTCGGATACACCGACGTCCCCCCTTTGAGAATCATCTTAGATGTCTCAAAGGGAGATATGTCACATTCCTCGACAGTGCCGGGGAAGTCGACTATGCTCGGTAACCGTATGCGTACGCCACGGTCCGAGCTTCTGGAGAGTTTTTACCTCGCCAGCTACCTGCAAGACGGATTTCTCCGAACTTGCAGGTCTACCGAACCCAAATATCTTCCACAGATAATGGGTGGGTCAGGTGTTCGTGCCCCCTTTGGGGAGGCCGAAAACCTTTATCTCTCCGTTCATGCTTACAGGAACGGAGGATATCAGAGGATCTACGGTACAGCTACCGCAGAACTCCAAAGGTGTGTTGAGCTTTTAGAGCAAAACACAGCTTCAATGCCTGTCCTTTGCCAAAGGCTAAGGGACAAGCAGGAATACCTTCACGGCACGTATGCCGAGAAAGTATTTATTCCAACACATGAGTACATGGACTCTGTGATGGACAGACTCCCGACGCCTTTACTAAAGGCATCTGGAGGAGCAAACCGGTTCTCAAATTATGAGACCCGGTTGGAAAGGACGCGTCACCTCGTATCGAGGTCCGCGGCCATACGCGAATGGGGTTTCACAACCCGCATTCGCGACCAGCTCTTGAGGCACCTTTCGGTGCCAGAGAGCGATCTCGCCCTCAGGATTTCAAAATCCCGAGGGAGAGCAAATTTCGGGTTCGCATTAAATGCGAACTCGGCATTTAAGAACCTCCTGGATCGCAAAGCGACTCCAAAGGATGTTCGAGAGTTGACAAATCAGGATTTCCTGATTGTCAACACTGGAGTCACTCAGTTCACCAAATGGGACGCTGAGTGGCTATTCCACGGTGGAAAACGAGAAACGTTTTCCATCGAGGACTTGACTACGACGGAGGATATGTTCCTACGTACAGAAGTCAGTGAAGAGGAGACCTTCAAAGTTGGAGGTCTCACTCTTAAGCCTATTGGTAGGAACCCGATTCCTATCCAAAAGACAACTACCCGGGTCGGTCTGTATCAGATCAACTCGAGTATGACCGAGTGGGCTGACAACCTTGTCAGCAAACTCGTTTTGGCCCGGAGGGATGGAGAGTCCATCCGCCCGGACATAGCCCGCCGGATCTTCCTAGAAGATCCCGAGTGGGTAAATGATGACAGCGGTCTGATTGACCGGTGTCTCAAAGACACCGAGGGGCTCCATTATCGGAGCGCCAGAGTGGTTTTGGTTACGCTAGACAAACGTCTAGCTAACCAAATGGCGCAGACCTGCAGAGTGCAGGTTATACGCCTCGCTCCCCTGGACTACATATTGTGGTGCAGGGAGAGAAACCTCGACTTCCAGCGGCCGCTGGGAGATATCGAGGAAGTTTCTTTGTCCCTCTCAAGGAGGAACGAAAGAAGGAAGGACCCGATCCGCGCAGTATACGTGGATACGGGTTCAATCGCCTCTGTAGCTGCGAAGCTACAAGAGGAGAGATTGGCAGATGGTAACAAAGTTGTCATCCGCCAATATGTAGAGAGTGGTCTTGATACACAAGGTCACCGCTACGTTCGTTACAATCTCATTGACACTGAGATTCCTAACGACTTGAGATCGACTCTACATGAGCCGGTCTCTCGACCAAAGAGGTTCCAGTATACTGGAGGGCCTCTTATTTCTGGTAGACCACAGCTTAGCCGTGGAAATACCAGCACCTCTTCAGGGGGAAGCAATGCTTCATCCTGGAGGTAAGTTCTCCGTCCAAACGATACGAATGGATAGGAGTGCAACGAAACGCCCCCAACGGGGGAGCAATTAC